AAAAAGGGTTTGGTAATTTTCCAGACGACCTTGAGTGTACAACTAAGTGGCATATTTTACACGTACAAGCACCAACTGGTGGTATGTTAAAAGATGAAGACAGAATTCACCCAAGTACACTCCCTGGAACATATATGTATCACAACGGTATTATCACTCCAAGGGGTATGAAGTATATGCAAGAAAAGCTTCAGACAACAGAAACATTTGATACGAAGCTTTTACACGCAACTTTGGATAAGTACGGGTTTGATGTGTTAAGTGAAATAGAAGGTGGTTTTGCTTGTTTGTATATTAACGACGACAAAACATATATTTTTAGGACTAAACATTTAAAATTGTATATCAGTCCGGATAGTATTAGTTCCGAAAGACAACCAAATGGTAAATGTATCAATGCTGATACAATATACGAACTTAGTTTTGGGGACACAATTACTTACAAAGAAGTTGGTTATTTTAAAACAAAACGACACAACTATATCATACAAGGTGAACTTTAAAATTATTTAAGGTTCGTTTGTTATAATACAAAAACAAACTAAAACTAAAGGATTAAGAATGTTAAAACAAATTTTAAAAGACTTACCGGAATTGAACGGTCAAAATATTGCTATTAATTTAAGTGGTGGAATTGACTCTACTACACTTGCACACGCATTGGTTAAACATTACGGGGCAGATAAAGTAAAGGCGTTAACCTTTAATTACGGACAACGTAACATAGCAGAACTAGAAAAATCAATCAGTACTTCAAAACGTTTGGGGATTTACCAAAAAGTTATTAAATTAGATTACTTAGGTGATTTAGTAAAAAAAGACTGTGCTTTAATTGCAGGTAGTGATGTACAACCACGTACACAAGAAGAAAATGCCGGTGACCCACAAATTGTAACTTATGTTCCTTTTAGAAATGCACAGTTTGCTATGATTACAGCCGCATTTGCAGAAGTAGAAGATTGTGCCTTTATTGCACAAGCAACACAAGCCGGAGACCATTTTAATTATTGGGACGGAACACCACAGTTTACAAACTCAATCAATGATGTGTTATCACTAAATAGAATGAACCAAATACAGTTCATTGGACCATTCCAAGAGATTTATAAAGACGAAGTTATTAGTCTAGGTTTTGAATTAAACAAAGATTTGGGTTACGATATGTATGATTCTGTTTGGAGTTGTTACAGAGGTGACGAAGGAATTACGGGTGCTAAGCAGTGTGGTCATTGTTCAACTTGTTCCGAGATTATGTTAGGATATATTAACGCTGGTGCAAGTGACAAGTACATTATGGATAAGTTTGATATTACAGAAACAGAACTATTACCTTATAAGGACTAGAATGTTTAAGGAAATTTATACAGTCAGTGAACACTTTAGTTCATATGAACAAGGGTCTGATGTTTGGATAGATAACGAAGTACTAGACGAAACTTTTATCGAACCTAACAACACAACTCCCAATAAAGTTAACCCATCTGAACACGCGATGAGTGCTATTAACGCAAGTTTACAGTATTGTTTTTGGTACGGTGATAGTTCTTACCGTCCATTTAATAGTGCAGACTTAGACGACTTAGTAGCAGACCACTTTAAAGGGTTGTACCCAGAAGAGTTACAACTACATAAAAACACTTTTATTGAAAAAATTAAAAAGTCGGGGATTACAATGTTACCGGAACGTATACAAAGTATCCAAGAAGTATTTAAGTTAGATTTCGTAAAATACAATAAGTTACAAGACAACCCTGGTTCAAGTTTAACAATGTTGTACGAAATACCTACATTCCAAAAGGATGTGTTCAAGAAAAAGGCACTATATGGTATCGCTAGAACATATACCGAACGAGGTATTCTTGACCAGTTAAACATACCAGTACCAGCAGACTATAGAATACCACAAGCACTAAATTTTTTAGGAATTGTAAAGTACAGTCCACAACTACAGAAAATGGTTTCTGACGGAGTGTTACTCCCAGAAAACAGTAAATACGAAGTACAAATTAGAAGTAATGCAATTATAGCAGTACGTGATTTGGCCCGTAAAAACAACATTACTGAAAATCAAGTGGACCAGTACTTATTCTACAAAGCACGGGAATTAAAAACACCACACCACTTGACATACACAACAAACTATTAGGTAAAATATGACTCAGCAACGTATACACAAAAACAAAATTGAATTATTTACGGACAATCTCAGTACTGCTCAACTTATACAAGAAGAGTTCTCTGCGTTTGAGCCTGGATATGAACAAACAATACGTTACCGAAGTGGTCAATGGAATGGTAAAACAGACTTTTATCACGTAAAAATATTACAGCAAGGGTGGATGTTTTATATTCCATTAGGTTTTAAAGGAAGAGTACAAGACTTCACAAAAGAAAAGTTCCCAAATAATATAAGTTACAATAAACCATTTGAGTTTTACAAAAGTGTAAAACACGAATTACCATTTGAGCCTTATAAACATCAGCTTAAAATGTTTTTGGGTATGGCGTCACAAAAGAACCATTTAGGTGTTGCCTCGGTTGGAGCTGGTAAGTCGTTAGTAATTTATTTGTTAGTACGTTATTATAAACAAATAAATCCAAACTTAAAAATACTTTGTTTAGTACCTACTATTGATTTAGTAAACCAGTTAAAGGAAGACTTCAAAGATTACAACTGTACAGAACAGTTCTTGGATGATATTCAGCAAATTGGTGGAGACTTTACAGACAAAGTGATTACCAAATCAGTTGTAATAAGTACGTGGCAAAGTGCACACAAAGCCGACCTTTCAGATTTTGATATTGTATTAAACGATGAAGTACACTTGTCAAAGGCAGATGTGTTAATGAGTATTTTAGAGAATGACTTTAAAATTAAATTAGGTTTAACGGGTACTCCACCAATTGAAAAATTGGATGCTATGTTACTAGAACAAAACTTTGGACAACCCAAAACTTATATTAACGCTAAAGGTTTAATTGAATTAGGACTGGCAACAGACTTGTCAGTAGTTCCTATATTTTTACACCAAAAAATGAAAATATTAAAGTACCAAGACGAAGTAAAATTCATCAAGGACAGTCCACTCAGAAGAGAATGGGTAAAGAACTTTTTACAAAAATTAACTGGTTTAAGTATCGCGTTATACGCTCATACTGAACACGGTAAAAATACGTGGGAAAGTTTAACCGGCATAAAGTGTACAACTAAAAATATGAATGACTTTGAGTTACAGAAAAAGTTAGGTGTATTCTTTATGTCAGGGACTACAAAATCTTCAACCAGAAAACAAATACTTGATTACTTTAAATCGTTAAGTACAGAAAATGTAATACTAATTGGTCAACAAAAGATTTTAAGTACTGGAATTAACATAAAACCACTTAAAAACCTAGTATTTCTGAGTTCAAGTAAGAGTTATACGCAGGTTATACAGAGTATCGGTCGTGTTCTAAGACTACACCACGCTAAAGCCAAAGCACTGGTATTTGACCTTGTAGATGATTTTACCAATCACGGTAAACGTAAAAACGAAAACTATGCACTAAGACATTTTTGGTACCGTTTAAGTTTCTATGAAATGCAAGGGTTTGAATGTATAGAGAAAGAAATTGATTTAGTTTAAGTAAACTGAACTTAAAAAAAGTTTAAGGTTTATATTATATAATACAACATTACAAAAGAAGGATTAAAATGTTAAACAAAGACACAAGAGCGGTACTTAAACAGTTATCATCAATCAATAACTCAGTAGTTATTGCTAACACGATGCACGGGTCAGATGAGTTTAAAGGTATTACTTATAGAGTAGAACTTAATAAAATTGATAAAATTCCAGTAGAGTTTGGAATTTATGACACGGCTAACTTTTTGGGAGCTATGGAACTATTGGAAGACCCAACTGTTACATACAACCAAGACACAAACACTATCACAGCAGGTGACGGAGTAACAACTTTAGATTTCATTACATCAAATGTTTCAAGTCTTGAGGGGGTTGACGTAAACCCAGAAATTATTACTTCCAGTTTGCTTGCACCAAGTGAGTGTGAATTTACACTTAGTACAGACATCTTGACACAAATCAAGAAAGCGACAGCAGTATTTAAAAGTTTCGATACGTTATGGATACTGAACGACGCTAAAGGTACTAAGATTAAACTAGGGACTGAGAACAGTTTCAGTAAGAGTTCAAACACTTACCAAGTTAATATTACACCTGACACAAAATCGGACAAAGAATTCAATCTAGCTATTCCAGTAGAGAACATTCTTAAAGTACCAAGTGTTGATTATAACGTTCTTATCAAGTACAACACGGAACGCGATGTGTACAGACTAATGTTACAAAACGAACTGTTCGTCTTTATTATGGCGTTGAAGTCTTAAGGACTTCCGTTATAAATAAACATTACTTCAAAGGAGTATAATGACATAAATTCACAAATGACAAATGACACAAGACAAATGCACAAATTAACAAAATAAAATATTACAAATATTACAAAATTCACAAGGAAACAAAATGGGAAAATACGATTGGGACAACCTAGCACAAAATTTACAAAAAGACGCACTAACAGACGGTAAGAAAACTTACGAGGTAGACGAAAGATTCTACAAACTAGCGAGAAATGAAAACGATACTGGTGGAGCACTAGTAAGATTACTTCCAGACCCAGAGGGTGTTATGTTTGTCAAAATGACAAAAATTTCAGCTAACTCAGGTAAAGATAAAAGATTCTGTTCAGACTGGTCACCTACTTCAATTGGACTTCCAGACCCTTTCAACGAAAGATGGTCACAAGAGTGGAACGCAGGTAACAAAGAAGAAGCAAAACGTTTTGGTAGAAGTATCAGATATGTTTCAAACATCAAAATTATCAAAGACCCGGCTAATCCAGAAAACGAAGGTAAAATCTTCCTTTTAGATATGTCCAAAACAATCTTTGACAAAGTTAAAGACGCAGCAAACCCTTCACCAGAAGAAATTGCACTTGGAGCAACAGCAAAACAAGTTTACGACCCAGTAGATGGTAACAGCTTTCTTATGAAAGTAAAAAGAGGTTCAAACAACTTCATTACTTACGAAGATTCAAAGTTTGACGAAAAAGAATCAAGTGTTTACAAAACAGAAGCAGAGTTTGAAACAGACATTACTGCTAATGGACACGTACTTGGTGATTTCTTAAAGCCAGAATTCTTCCCAACATACGCGGAACTAGAAGACAAGTTACTTTGGTACACTGGTGATAAAGACGAACAAAGAGCTAAAGAAAACGCAACTCCAGCACCAAGTGCAACTCCAGGTTTAGTTGAAGCAAAAGCTACTCCTACTCCAGTAAAAGAAACTGCACCAGTAACTGCACCTGCAGGTGGTGAGGACGAGTTAGACGACTTCCTAGCTGAACTAGAGGCGTAACAACCTCACAAGGAATTAGTATGACTACACTTATTGCGGACTTGAGTCCGATAATGTATAGTAACTTATTTAGTGTCACTTCTGAGTTAATTAGGAACGGCGCTAAAGAGGTTAACGGCAAAATACCATACACTCAAGAATATGAGAATATGGTTATTTTTAAAATACTTGAAGAAATTGCACAACTTAAACCAAAGTTTGGAGTACAAGAAATTGTACTAGCGTCGGATAACTCCAAAGGTGGGTACTGGCGTAAAGACTTTTGGTCAGGGTACAAGTTTAAACGTGCATCAGAAAGAGCCGAAAGTAACATTGATTGGGAAAAGGCCTTTGTTACATTTGAAAAAATTAAAGATACAATTCAAGACAACACATCATTCAAGTTAATTGATATTCCCCGAGTTGAGGGAGATGATGTAGCCTTTGTGTTAAGTGAATACTTGAGTGCACAAGGTACAAAAGTTATTTTACACTCACTAGACCACGACTGGGTTTACAATTTACGTCACACGGGAGTATCTTATTACCGTACACGTAAAGCCCAAAGGAAAGATGGTGAGTTTGTTGATTTAACTCCCGGGGAAATTTTGGAGATGGAAATGGACCACTTAATTGGTGGTGACCCAGGTGACTACATTAAAAACGTGAAAGCGTATAGTAAATTTAGTCCTGAGTTTAAAACTCAGTATCCAAACAGAACCGAGATTGAAGTATGGGAAAAGCGTCACGAACTAGACTGTATGTTTACAGAAAAGTTTGGAGTTAGTGCATACAAGCACCCAAGATACGGATACAAAATGTTCTTAAAAAGTAAACATTCTGTTGTATCATTACTCGCTGAAAATGAGATTTACAAAAAAAATTATGAAATTAATAAAAAAGTTGCTATGCCGGAAGGTATACCACTTGAGATAAAAGAACAAATAACAACACAGTATGAAAATGCACCTTGTGTACGAGTTAACAAAGAACTACAAAAATTCTTTATGACCCACGGATTATTTGAACTGAACTCTAATATATTATTTTACTAAAAGGAAAGAGTATGCAACCAAGACCAGAACCAACAGATATAGGTACATCTTCAGATATGCAAAATATCGGAGACTTGTTCCGTGAACAAAAAACAGCAACAAAGTATGCTTCTAGTATGGAAAAACTTAAAGCACAAATTGATGAGGGTAAGGTTGTTCTAAAGGGCATACTTATTACAGATTCTTTGGATGTTGCCAAAATGAAAGCCACCACATTTATTAATTTAATGTATGATGAACCAAGTGCCCAACTTAGATATTTAAGTAAAAAAGCCGACACAGAAGATGTAGTGAAACAAGCATATCATATTATTCTTCAAAAAATGGATTCACTTAGTAAAATAGAAGACCAGTGGAAAAAAGAACTAAATCCCGATTAAACCAAACAATTTAAGGTGAGTTAAAGGATACATTTGTTATAATAGTGTATATAAAGAGTTCAATTGGACTTTTTAAACTCAACTTAAAGGTTTTCTATGTTAGACAAAAACAAAAACACAAACATC